TAAGTCTTTCTTAATTGTATAAAGTTCTATCTGTAAATTATCTATTTTCTTGAAGACTTTGTTATCTGCAAATAGATTGCTACTATAGGCACTCAGATAGCAAACATAAGGAGGACTAGGTAAAGGTGTTGTTGTAGTTCCTGTAAAATGTGAATAAGCCACTGGATATCCAGTAGCCTTTAGAATTGTATATATATCACTCAGTGTCACCCTTTAATCACCTTCTCTACTGCATCTTCAAATTCCCTAATTACTTGTTCCTCTACTGGTCTAATATGTGATCTAGCAGCAACTCTGCCACCACTAACTTTTGCGTGACCAAATTCCAATAAGTGTGTTAGTTCATAATCAGTTTTATTATGAATAACCTGCTTGCCGTCAATGTCACTTACTCTCCACCCTTTAGCATAACTTTTAGAATAGCCTTTAGGACTTGTTTCTTTTAATATACCCACAGCTCTTTCTGCTACTGTCTTTTTAGATTGTTCTATACCTTCTGTGATTTCTTCTGTATATTCTATAAGTGCTTTTACTATTTCTTCAGATAAGCCTTTTATTTTAGCCATTTGCTAACACCTTCTCACAAGTTAGTTCTATTTCATCAACACTTTTTAAATATGTTCTTATAATTTTATATTTTTTATCTTCAAATTTTATTTTTTCTTCATCATCATATTCGTAACAATGAATTATAAAAACTATTGAAGGCTTTAATCCAGTAGTAGCTGCATTATAGAACTCACTTCTGCTTATAGATTTAACATCACAAAAAACAGGATTCTCAATTTCTACAGGTATCTGATTACCTATAGAATCAAGAGTGAAAGATTCTTTTATTAAAATTAATTCATCTCTCCACATTACGGTGTCACCACCTCTGTATTATAGTCACTACATAAAGCTAGATGTTCTTTTAGAGAGTCATAAGACTTTTGATATTTCTCACTATCCTTATTATCTAATCCAAAGTTTGCCTTACAGTAAACTATAATTGCCCTCTGTATAAGACTATTTTCTTCTTCTATTACTTTTACACCACTTATACTTAAATCTAGTTTACAACCCTCTATTAAGTCTGTAATGTCAGGATCTAATAATGTAGATTTTATCCTAAGTGCTAATTTAACTTTATCTAACATTTATTTCCCTCCCTTAAAAGGAAAGGGAAGGATTAACCTTCCCCAATACTAAGCTAATGTTTTAGTTAAAGTTACTAATGAATTTAAATCTATAACCTTGCCATCTGCAAGCATTATAGATTTTGTAATTACATCATCAGTTTCATTATCTTCATATTTTTTCAAAGCCATTTGATAGTTAGTATTTAAAACATAATCTTTGAAATTGAATAAGAAAGCAAATTTAGTATTTGCTAGCACTGTTGAAAGATAAGATCCTACATAGTTATTTAGAATTACTGTTCTACCTAGTAAAGTTCTTTCAGGTCTGCCTGCTATACCATAATTAACTCTTGCAATAGGTTGTTTTTGACTATCAACCATTCCTATAAATGCCATAAACGACTTTTTAGACATACACCAAACTGCATCTTGTTCGTATTCAAGTGGTAATGCCGCTTCTGCTGCAATTAGATCGCTATAAGCTAATGCTGTTGCATTCGCAATTGTTAAAGCTTGACCAGTTGCAGGAGTTTCTGTCAATATTCCTTTTGGTTGTGTAGTTCCATCACCGGATATAATTGCTTGTTCTAAAGCTTTAATCATAGCTTCTGTAATGTTATTAATTATAGTGCTTTCAAATACTGCTAGAGTTATATTGTCAACCTCGAAGCTAACCGATACTGCACATCTAAGTTTGAAGTAAGTGAATGTAATACTTGATGTTGTTTTTTCTTGTTTATCACTTCCAGCACCTTGTGATACCCATGTTGCAACTGGTTTAACTGATGATGTAGGTATTGCTAATCCACCTTTATAAGATGTTCTAGTTATTAACGGTAGTATCATACCTGTTGATTCTAACTTTTCAATTATTTTTTCCATTACAGTTGTTGGAATTACCGAACCAACCTCACCTGTAACTGTACTTGCATCTACATTTAAAAACTGATTAGGAATTGCAGTTCCCTTAATCACATTATTCATAAATGCTTTTCTATAATCTGTTGAAGCATACATATCCTCATTTACCACTGAATTTGTTGAATCTATAACTGTTCCCACTACATTCACTCCTTTATTTTCAATATTAAGCACTTTAAATTTGTTTTCTAAAGCTGCTTTATTAGCCATTTCCTTAGATTGTTCTGCCCAAGCATTATCCATAGTCTCAACTTCTGACATATTAGCTTGAATTTCATCTGAAGTAGCTGTGTCCATCATTCCTTGAATAGCATTCATAAGTGTTGTTCTTTGATCTGAATAATCTTGTTTATTTGTAAATTTCATTTTATATTCCACCTTTCAATTTTAAAAAATTTAATTTATTTTGTAATTTGACTTTATCTTGTCCTATCATTTCATTTAATCTTTCGTTTTGCATTTTCTCTATTACTTTTTCTGGTATCATTCCAGTAAATGAGTTCAAAAAAGGACTTGTAGATGATGCTTGATTTTCTTCAAACATTATTCCATCTATAAGTCCTCTTTCTTTCGCTTGTTGTGCTGTTAGCCACGTTTCATCTGCCATCATTTTAAGCGCATCTTTCATTGACATACCACTTTTAGCAATATAAGCATTTGCAATTGTTTGATCTGCTACTTTTAATGTCTGTGAAGTCTTATCCATATCATCACTATTACCACTAGCTCCACAACTAACTTTGTGTGCCATAAACATTGCAGTAGGTGACATATAGCACTCACAAGCCATGGCAATAACCGAAGCTGCAGAATACGCACTCCCTACTATATTGGCTTTCTTGTTGCCTTTGCTATATGATCTTATAGCAGTATAAATTTCACTGCCTGCTGATATATCTCCACCAGAAGAATTAATTTCAATCTCTAAATCCTCATTACTTATTATAGAATCTAAAATTTTATTAACCTTAGCTGGAGAAGTAGCTTCCACTTCAAAATAATCATAAATCCATTGTTGAGCACTTGAAATTATAGGTCCTTTTATATTTATCTTAGCCATTATTTATTTTCACCCCCCTTCCCAACTACTGCAGTATCTAATCTTCTTACAGGCATATCTCCACCAGCCACTGGTGCTAATCCTCCAAGTATCTTTCTCCATTCATTAGGTGTTAATGCTCCTCTATCAACCATTTGTAATAAATTTAACTTAGTTGACATACTAGCATATTGAAGGTTACTTGCTTCAAATATTATTGAGTTACCAAATCCTCTTTCACGCCTATTAAATAGCTTTCTAGTATATTCTCCACTTAATTGAAGTGCTAAAGGTTCTATTTCAGCTTCATAGTAGGAATTCCATTCATCTTCTGTATATTTAGATTGAACTATCTTATCGTTAGTTCCAAAAAATGAATAAAGCCTTAAAATAGTCCTATCCATCTGTGCTGCATTAGGTACATAATCTTTTGGCTCTATTTGTTTTGCATCAGCTTTACTATCAACTCCTGCTGCCCCACCGGTATTATCAATAGTTAAGAAGTTATCAGTAAAATCTTGTGTTTGCTTTTTTAAATCTTCTGGCCTTAAACTCTGATTGAATTTTAATAACCATTTAATTATTCCACTGTTTCTTATTGCTTTAACTATTCCTTGATCTGTTGTATTTACAATTTCCATTAGTGGTAATAATGCTTCTCTTGGACTTTCTCCAAAAATATCATTTTCATTATAATCTTGTCTTAGATGTATTATATCCGTATATGGATAAGTAACTGTTTTCCCATTTTTCATAGTACATTTTAAAAACAATTCACCCAAAGTATTATATAAAGCTTCAGCACTTACACAAGGTATAGGGTATAACTCATTTGCATATTCATTTTCATCTCTATTTATATAAATAAAGGCATTATTATTAAGTTGTAATTGAGTAGTAACCTTTTCTTGTAGCATTTGACCTGTCATATATGGATTAGGCTCTTCCAAAAGAAAACGCATATACACATCTGGATTAACTTTTAAATCCGTTGAACCATCTGCCTTTATTGTTTCTCTTATATGTTTTGCTACTAATTTACCTACTGCTTTAGCTTTAGGTCTTACGCAAGCTCTAATAATATCTGATTTATAAAGCTTTCCATTCCAAGCAAAATAACCATTACCCCTGTCAGTAATCATTTCAAACCTTGTTGTTGCTGGACTTTTATTAAAAAACTTATTTATTATTCCCAATTTTTCACCTCCCTTCCCTTAAATAACACTCATATAGTTCTCTTGACATCTTTCTAAAACTACATAAGCATCTAATAAGCCCGCTAATCCATCTATTCTTCTTCTTGGATTGCTTGTCTTAATTGGTTGTATATTATCATTCTTATCTACATCTATAGCTGTATTGCTTAAGCACCACTTTAAAATAGGATTATTATTATAAATAATTTTATTTATTCTTAAATCAGCCCCTAAATTCTTCATAGGGCCCGATAAAGTTTTCTTTCCTTGAATTACAGGCTCCCATGTTTCTTTTCCGAATTGTGTTTTCATATCCTCCACCCAATATTGAGCCGACCACGCATCATATCCACCTTTGTAGATATATATATCACATTCATTCTGAACTTCTAAAAACCACTCTGTAACGTGTTTATAATGAACTTTATTTCCAGGTACTGTTCTTAATAAATCCATATCCCTCCATAAGTCATATGGAATTTTATCTTCTTTTACTCTTTGCTCTAATAAGTCCTCTGGAAGGAAGTACATTTGTTTTACATAAATATTAGGATCATTTGGCACCTCAAATAAAATTGTTGCATTAGTTAAATCTGTAGTGCTTGATAAATCTGCTCCACCTATTCCATATCTTGGTTTTAATAGGCTTATATCAAAAGTAGTAGTATTATTTAGGTCTTCAAAAGTTAACCATGCCTCTGAGGAAGTTTCCCTTATATTAAAATCTTTACATAATAAATTTTTTACTAAAAGTGAGTTACCTTTAGCTTTATTTACCTTACCTTCTAACTGATCTAATTTCTTTATAGTTCCTAGACCCGGATTAGCTTTTCCCCAACACTCTGAATCAACCCATTCTTTCCTATTATCTAGCTCGTAAATTATAGGTAAGAAGTGTTCATCCTTATATCCATTCTCTTCATCGTCCCAGCCATTAATTACTCTTTCAGATTCATCATATTTTAAATCATATACACATTCTCTTATTGTTCCTGCAGTTGTAGTTATAAATATCAAAGGTTCTTCTCTAGCAGTAGTACCATCAACGATAACATCATATAAGTTTTTATCTGTCCAAGCATGTATTTCATCAAGTAATGCGCAATGAACATTTAAACCATCTAAGCTATCTGAATCTCTACCCAAGGGCCTAAAAAAAGAATCGTTAAATTCACTTACAATCTCTGCAACTAAGGTTTTAATCCTTCTTCTTAGAGTTGGTGATTTTTTAACCATTCTTTTTGATTCTAACCATATTATTTTGGCTTGGTCTTTTTTAGTAGCACAAGCATATACTTCTGCTCCTGGTTCTCCATCAGCAATTTGCATATATAGACCTATTGCAGCTGCTAAAGTAGATTTACCATTTTTTCTAGCAACTACTAATAAAACTTCTCTATATTTTCTAGTCCTATCAATTTTATGAATCATTCCAAAAGTTGCTGCAACTAAAGCTTTTTGCCAAAGCTCTAATATGAAAGGTTTCCCTCCCATGGCACCCTTTGAATGTTTACAATAATTTTCTATAAACTCAATTGCATGGTTTGCTTTGTGACTATCGTATTCCCAGATACTTTTCTTATTATTTATTATTTTTATAATCTCTTTGTACGCTTTATAAACTTTATTACTTGTATTTATAATTTCAACAGATGATTTTATCCTATTTAGTTCTGCCAAAGCTTCTTCTAATTCAGTTTCCTTTTTATTAAGTAAAATTTCATTAACAACTTTTTCTTTCTTAATTAAAAATAATTCTGATTTCAATGTTTCAACTTTTATAAATAATGGTTTATACTTTATTTTATCCCAGTATTCAAGTATAGGATTGAATGTTAATTCATAAATTATTTTTCTTGCTGTGCTACTCATTTACTGTTCACAAATGATACAAAATCATCATCACCTAAAGTTCCAGGCTTATCGATAGGAAGAAAATCATTTAATGACTTCATACATGAAATATAGTTTTTTACTAAGGTATTATATATTTCAATCTCAGGTGATTTCTTTGTTCCCCATTGATTTTCTCCATTTTGATACTCTGTGATCAATCCATTTTTATTTAGTGTTGCTTGAAGTTCTCTTAAGGTTACTGCCATGTAAGCAGCATTTTGAATTAATGATTCAACTGTCTTTTTTACATTTCTGTCTAAATTCTTGAAGAGTATGTTAATTTTCCTTATCTCTTTCTTAATCTCTAGATCCTTTTCTATCTCTTCACATTTATCTTTCGTGTTTTTCAAAATTGCCACTTACTACACCCCCCCTGTAAAATCTCCCATGCGTTAATCTAATC